AGTGTAACCATTGAAGCCGAGCCTTTGCTTCGGTCGGGGAGCGACTATGTCGGTCACTAAATATCACAGCCGCGCGCCGGTTAAGCTGACGACGGTAACGCCGGATGATCGGCTGCCGGTCGCATCGGCCAACATCACCACGAAGTTCCGGGACGCGTTTGAAAGCCTGAGCGCGGAAAACTGGACGACCGTAACCGGCACTGGCGACATTGTGCAGGTTGACGGTAACGCGGCTGCGGCGTCGTATCTGTCTATCTCCAAATCCCCGTGGGATGCTGGCACCGAGACCTCGCTTGAGACGGTCGCGCGGTTTAGTATGCCGGTCGAGATTGCGGTCGGGGCGCACCGTTCGCAGGCCACGCTGGGGCAAGAGTTCGCGCTGGAGTTTGTCGATACGGACGCCGAGCTGGCCCCGGTCGCTGATCTTGCCATTTCGTCCGTCACTCAATCCGCGTCGGTGCTGACCGTTGACACGTTGGCCGACCACGGCCTTGTCCCTGGTAAGAGCATCGGCATCCGGGACTGCTCTAACCAACTGGCCAACTATCCTGCGCTGGTGGTCGCGTCCATTCCATCGCCGCGCCAGTTTACGGTAACGGCTGGACCGGGCGGAACCATTCCGTCGCAGACCATCACCAACCCGGCGGGTGCAAAGGGATCGGTGTATTTCCGCGAGCGGTTTGGTCGGGCCAATGACGGCGTGTCGCAAATTTTCGAGAACGCGACGGCCACCAACGCCAGCTATTACATCCGTTCGGAAAGCGGCGATGCCCTGCCGTCCGGCACGGTGATCGGCAACCACGCCATTACCGTTGGCACCACGGCGTCCGTTCAGACGGTCAACGCGCCATACACTTACGCCTTCTCTCCCACGACTGAATATCGGATTAACCCGCAGGCTGACCGCGTTCAAACGTCGGACGTGGCGGTTGATGCGGTGGGGCAATCGAACAACCGCGTTCTCCGCACCCAAGTCTGCCCGAACCCGTCGAAGGAATACAAGTTCCGCATCCGGGCCACGAACAACAAGGCGCTCACGGTTCTGACTGCGAAGGTGGTCAGTGTCAGCAAGCCCGGCACAACCGTCGGCACGTTCACAACGGCCACGAACCACGGCCTGACGACGGGCGACCTGATCGTTTATTACGGCAACAGCAACGTGGCGGCTTCGGCGTTCCCGAACCTGACGACGGCCACGGCTGTAACGGTCCTGACCCCAACGACCTTCACCGTCGCTGCAATCGGCACGGCGGCGACTGTTACCGGCTACGGCGGTGTCATTTCGAAGGTTCAGGGCGGCAACCTGCTGTCGGCTCTTGGGGTGGTCAACAACTCGGGTGTCAACGCCACGCTTTCCACTCTGACAAGCGGTCAGCGTCAACTGGTCCTGACCGGCGCTGCCGCATGGTCTGGCCTGTCGATTGGCGATTACGTCAACGTCGAAGGTGTCACGAACGTTACTAACGGCGCGACCCTAGGCGTTGACGGCGCATGGAAGGTGGCTAACTCGGTCACGACGGCTCTGACCCTTGTGCCTTGCACTGCTGCGTTCGCCGCGACCCTTCCCGCTGATTTTGTCCTGACGAACTCGGCGGGCGCTGTCATCAAGCGCACTTGTCTGCGCCTTTCCTACGTTCGCGTCTTTGACTATGAGCGCCAGCGCGTCGAAGTGCTGGCCCGTCCCTCCGGTGATATTGCTGGCGGCGCTCCGGTGGTGGTCCAAAACAGCCCGGCGGTTACGGTGTCGTCTGGCACGATTACGACGGTCAGCGCGGTTACGGCTATCACGAACGCCCTACCGGCTGGCGCGAACACCATCGGCAACGTCAACCTGCCTCTGATGACCTCGGTAGCCGATATTGCCTCGGCTGCTATCACCACGACTGCAACGCTCGCGGCGGTGACGCCCGGCTTCGGCATTGCCTATCAGGTGAACATCCCGGTTACGGCTGTCACCGGCACGAACCCGACGATGGATGTTCGTATCGAGGAGAGCGACGACGCCGGAACTAACTGGTTCACGGTCTATGACTTCCCGCGCATCACGGGGACCGGCATCTATCGCAGCCCGTTCCTGCCGACGACCGGCAACCGCATCCGCTATGTGCAGACCATCGGCGGCACGACGCCTTCGTTCACTCGCGCTGTAAACCGGCTGCAATCGAATGGCCCGGTTCTTCCGTCGCGCCAGCTTATCGACCGGACGGTTGTGCCCAACACGCTCAACAGCACGACGCCGGTTCTGCTGACCCGCGATTGCGGCAACTCCACCCAGCTTGTCGTCAACATGGGCGCTATCACCACGACTGCCCCGCAGTTCCAGCTTGAAGGCTCCGACGACTTCGGCGCGACCTGGTATGCGATCGGCACCCCGCTGACTGCCGTGGCATCGTCCACTGTGCAAGTGACGGTCAGCAGCATCAATGCGGGTGCCGTTCGCGCTCGCGTATCGACGGCAGGTTCTGGCGCGACCCTCGGCTGGGTTGCTATTAAGGCGCACGACTAATGGAAACTGGACGGGTCTTTTACCGCGATGAGGATGGCCAACTGTGGCTGGCGGTGTCTTATGTCGATGAAGATGGCGTGACGACCACGCAAGCCACCTCCGTTGGCGAAAACGCCCAGCCCAAGCGCAAAGCCAAAGCGAAGGCTGTCAGCGCCCCTGTTGAGGAAACCGAGTAGCTACCCCAGAACCATATCAGGGACCGGCTCCCTGATTATCGCTTTCCCCATTGGAGGCGATAGACCCTAAGCGGTCAAAGAAGCCGAGAGCGCCCGCAAACCACTTTGCAGCGGCGTTTAGAAAATAGGCAGATTTCACGATGGCCAAACAAGGCGGCGCGAGGCCCGGCGCAGGACGTAAGCCGGGCGCGATTAACAAGGCAACGGCTAAGGCGCGAGAGGCGGCAGAGGCTGGCGGTATTATGCCGCTGGATTTCATGCTGTCAGTAATGCGGGATGAACTGGCGGAACGCAGCGAGCGGCTGGATATGGCCAAGGCTGCCGCCCCTTACCTTCACGCCAAGCTAACGAGCATTGAGGCGACGGTTGACGCTGACGTGACGTGGCTTCCGTCCGTGGTTGAGTTTGTGGCCCCGGATGCGAGCGCAGATTAAGGAACTGCCCAAGATCACCCAGAACTTCGCCAGACCGGCGCGGACAAGGGTTTTTAAGGGTGGTCGCGGTTCTGGTAAGACAAGGGGCCTAGCCCTTCGTTCGGCCTTGCGTGTCTATCAGCTTGCTGAGATGGGCGTTGAGGGCGTTTTCCTTGCCAGCCGCGAGCATCTTAACAGCCTCGATGAATCCTCTATGGAGGAGATCAAGGCGGCTATCCGTTCGGTCGATTGGCTACACGGCTATTTCGAGATTGGTGAGAAATACATCCGCACCCGTAACCGGCGCATTTCGTATGCGTTCGCGGGCCTTCGGCACAATCTGGACAGCATCAAGTCCAAGGCGCGGATTATAGGCAACTGGACCGATGAAGCGGAGAGCGTTTCCGAGGTCGCATGGCGCAAACTTATTCCGACAATCCGCGAGGGCGGTAAGGGGTGGGTTGCGGAGAACTGGATTAGCTACAACCCGGAACGGGACGACAGCGCGACGCATCGGCGCTTCGTCGCAGACCCTGCGGATGACTGCATCGTTACGGACATCAACTGGCGTGACAATCCGTGGTTCCCGGAGGTTCTGAACCTTCAGCGGCTAGAGGACCAACGGCGTCGCCCTGACGTTTATGCCCACATCTGGGATGGAGAGTTTAAGCGGCTGGATGAAGCCCGCGTCTTTCGGAACTGGCGGGTTGAGGCATTTGACACGCCGAGCAATGCGGAGTTTCGCTTCGGCGCTGACTGGGGCTTCGCGGTTGACCCTACGGTTCTGGTCCGGTGTTATCTGGATGGCCGGACCCTTTACGTCGATCAATGCGCTTGGGAAGTCGGGTGCGAGATTGACAAGACCCCGGCGCTATTCGACCAGATCGAAGGCTCCCGGAAGTGGACCGTTACGGCGGACAGCGCGAGGCCTGAGACGGTTTCCTATATGCGGCGGCAAGGCTTCCGCATTGTCCCGGCTATCAAAGGCCCCGGCTCGATTGAAGACGGGATAGAGTTCCTTAAGTCATTCGACATCGTGGTTCACCCGCGATGCCAACACGTTGCAGATGAACTAACATTGTTCTCGTTTAAGACAGACAGCATGACGGGCGATGTTCTGCCCGTGCTAGAAGACAAGAATAACCACACCATAGACGCTTTGAGATATGCCCTTGAGGCATTGCGGCGGACATGGAAAAAGCCCGTTCTGGCACCCGCGCCCGTTAGGGACCGATGGGACCGCAGACGAGAGGAAGGCCCGAATTGGAAAACAGCCTAGCCTCGCAGGACGGCGGACGCCTCGCCAAAGTCATTGGCTATTTCGAGGAAGCCGAGGAGGCGACGCTTGATGCCCGCACCAAGTCGGAGCGCGACCGCGACTATTACGACGGCAAGCAATGGACCGCTGAGGAAATAGCGGAACTGAAAAAGCGCGGGCAACCGGCCATTGCGTTCAATGTCATCAAGTCGCGGGTTGAGTTCCTGCTTGGCCTTGAGAAGCAGCAACGCCGCGACCCGAAAGCCTATTATCGTAATCAGCCCGATGAACCGGCTGCAGATGCCTTTACGTCCGGGTTGCGCTTTGCGGCTGAAGCGGCAGATTTCCCGGCCAAGCGTTCGCGAGCATGGAAAAACATGGTCGTGGAGGGCTACGGCGGCGTTGAGCTTTACGCCGAGCCGGACGGTATCGACTACGCTTTGAAGATGAATGCTATCCCTTGGGACCGCATTGTATTTGACCCTCATTCGTCGTCTGAGGACTTTTCCGACGCTCGCTATCTCGGCCAGGTTCTATGGATGGACCTTGAGGAAGCGGTCGAGAAGTATGGCGAGGAAGCCCGCGCCATTCTGGAAACGACCTTGGCGGGTTCGCCGCGAGCGGGTGAGACATTCGACGACAAGCCCCGCTGGACCGTCTGGGGCGACCCCAAGCGCAAGCGGGTTCGGGTTGTCAGCCTTTGGCACAAGGAAGCCGGGCGCTGGTATCTGTGCGAGTTCACAAAGGCGGGCGAGCTTTTCTATCAGGAAAGCCCGTATATGGACCGGGATGGCCGTAGCCTTTGCCCGCTCATTCTGGAAAGCGCGCACGTTGACCGGGATAACAACCGTTACGGCGAGGTCCGGCATCTTGTGGACCCGCAAGATGAGGTCAA